GTTCAAGCAACATCTGAGAGAGGATGACTAGGTGGATAAAAAAACTACCAAGGAAATACTAAAGCGTATGGTTGCCCTAGCAGTTGTTCAGGTAACTGCAATTCTTGCAGGTGGTGCAATCCTTGGAGTTGACCCATTGATTAGCGGTTTAACTGCTGCCATTGTTGCAATCATTCAGGTATCAAACGACCTTGCAAAAGCATTTCTTGATGACGGCAAAATTTCTATGAACGAAGTCAATGAAGTGTTCAATAAAAAAGTAGACAAGGACAAGAAGTAAATGGCTTCACCTATAATCAACGGTAAAGTAAGCACACCTTACAACCGTAAATGCTGCCGCACTGAAGGTGGAAAGAAAACTCCACACTACTGGACAGAGCACCGTCATAAAGGTGTTGACTATGCAGTGCCAGTAGGTACACCAGTACACGCTATGGTTGACGGCACTGTTGTTAATGCTAACTGGGGCAAGAGTTATGGCACCCAAATAGTAGCTCAGGTTCAAGGTGGCTTTGTTATCTATGCCCACTTGTCTAAATCGCTGGTTAAACCAGGCGATAAGATTACCAAAGGACAACTCATTGGAAAGTCTGGTAAATCTGGGAATATCTCAGGTCCGCACCTTCACGTAGAGTACAGAGACAACATTCGCTGGTCAACTGGCAAAGATCTGGACCCTAAAGGTATCCTTGCAGCATAGCCTTCAGACGCTCTAAATCGAACGTAGAGCGATTTTTACCCCTCTTGGGTAGTTGGATAAGCACTTGCTTATTTAATTGCCTGAGAGGGGTTCTTTTTTGTTTTCTACCCAAATAAAGTGTTGAGTTTATTGGAGTCTAAAGTCCAGTAATTACCGTTGTAAATCCCGCGTTCTTTAATCTCAACGCCAGATGCCCAGCCTATAACCTGATACGGTGGAGATAGCCAGTTGTTCTCTTTAATCCTGCGAGTTTTCTCTACTGGTCCACCAATCATCAGTGAGTAGATGGCATCTTCAGCATCCCATTCAGACAGGCGTATAAATCTACCGCTAAACGAATAGCGAACCTCATATCCTGGCACATCTTCTTGGGTTTTCCATTTGTTTACATGCGGTTCAAAATCATAAAGGCCACACATGCGAGCAAAAGCTATCTCAGATCCAGCGGCAATAGCATGTTGCCATATTTCCCAGATGTCACCTTCGGAATAGTTACGATTCTTTTCGGGCTGACCAAGGTACGGTAGCTGTCTTTCGTAACCAACACGTGCAGCTATTGCTTCTTCTTGCGGAATAGGATGTAAACTTAAGCACAACAAACTCCTATCCCAACCAACTGTTACCGCCCGTTGCCTCTCATAGAGGCACGGGTTGTTTCGGCAACTCGCTTCGCTCGTATTATACTTTTGACCTCGAAGGCATTGTCAAATCCACGCCCGACACACCGCGTGTTGCTTATGATTTGCACTGCGTATTCACTGTGTATACATTATGCGTATGGGATTATTAAAAGAACCAACGATAGGACATAGATCCTTCTCGTCATTCACTTCTTGGATGAAGTGTGGTAAAGCATGGCAACTAGAACGTGAGTTGCAAGTACCTTCTGAACCAGCTTGGTGGTTTGTTGGTGGTAGTGCATTTCATTTAGCCGTTGAGAATTACCTAAAGGAAAAACTAAATGGCTGAGTTACATACTATCTGGGCTGAAGCCTTTAATAAAACTATTGGGGAAGAACAGGAAAAGACTGGGCTTAACCCAATTGATTGGCGCAAGTCAGGTCGTGCAACTAAAGAATGGCCAGACAAAGAGAACGGTGATTGGTGGAACGCCAATGGCCTTGAGATGTTTGTTAACTTTGCTACCGTATGGGAGCAGCTTGGCTGGTCTATCTGGCATACACCTGAAGGTATACCTGGTATAGAACTAGAGATCAACCAGTACTATGGCGACATCTTTGTTAAAGCATTTGTTGACTTAGTTGTTGTTACATCTGATGGTGAACTAGCTGTAGTTGATTTAAAGACTGGCAAGACTATGCCTAGCAATATGCAGTTAGGTTTATACGCATCGTCTATTGAAAAGCAATTTGGTATCCGTCCAACTCAAGGCTACTATTACGATGCCCGTAAAGCTGTGATGTTACCAACTGAAAACTTAGCACGTTGGACACCGCAATTATTTACCGAGTTGTTCCGCCAGTTTGAACTGGGTGTACAGAATAAGATCTTCCTGCCCAACGTGGGTATGGGATGTAGTTCATGTAGCGTAAGTGATTACTGCTATGCGAACAATGGAAGTATGGCTGAGATAATGGATCCGCTATACGCAATAGCAAAACAAGAAGAGGACAAGTAATGAAACTGTTTAAATACATTTCGCGCAACAAAGCTGAAGCCATGATTAGGGTTATTAAAGATAATCAAGAAGAACTAACTCAGGCATATAAGACAATTGAAAAATTAAAGAAGGACTTAGACAAGGCTAAAGGCACAACTAAGCCAGCAAAGAAAACAACAAAGAAAGCAGTTAAGTAATGAGTACAGGTAATGTGGCTTTACAGGCCAACTTCAAGACACCATCAGGTGCATTGTTAAATGTTTACGGTCAGACTGCTGATGAGTTTGAGTTTAATCTTAAGGCGTTTGGTGCATTACTAGACATCATTAACGCTACCGATAAGGCAGTACAAGCTGCATCAACCAGTGCAGTTGCACAAGTACAAGCATCACTTGGTGCTACCGTTACATCACCTGCACCGCAGGTATCTGTTTCCGCACCACCGCAGGTATCTATTTCGGCACCAGTTGAAACACCTGCACCTAACACTGGCGCACCATCATGTCGTCATGGTGTGATGCAGTTTGTTGATGGCACTAAGAAGGGCAAGACTTGGAAGGGATATTTCTGTCCTCAACCAAAGGAAGCTACAGACAAGTGCTCACCTATCTTTAATAAGGGATAGACATGGGAGTACGCAAGGGAACCAAAGTTCACCCTGCGTCATTTGATTTGGTGTGTACCCTCAAGGATGATGTTGGCTTTACTTATGAAGAGTTATCTAACATCCTTGGGGTTACTCCCAGCAGGGTTCAACAAATAGTTTTACATCAGCGTAAGGTAAGGAAGGAACACAGTGCTTACTCTAAGTCAGTCAACGAATAAGACTAAGCGTAACGTACAGATACTACCTGACTTATTTCCTACGTTGGCTAATGATGGTGTTAGGTTTCGCCGTGGTCAAGTAACTATGATTGTTGGTCAACCTAACAGTGGTAAGTCTTTACTTGCTTTGTATTACGCATTAAAGGCTGGAGTTCCAACGCTGTACATCAGTGCTGATACTGACTCCTATACCACCGCTATCCGTGCAGCAGCAGCAATAACTGGACATACAATATCAACAGTTGAAGAGGCGTTTAATAGTGGTAATGGATACGAGTTCTACCAAGAAGAGATCGCTTCGGTTAATAACGTACAGTTTAGTTTTGACCCTAGTCCTAGTCTTGATGACATAGATCTAAGTGTTAAGGCTTATGGTGAAGCGTTCGGGGAATACCCGCATCTAATCATCATTGACAACTTGATGAACGTAGCTGCTATGCACAACGATGAGTGGACTGGTATGCGTGACATTGCCAAGGCTATGCACCACCTATCACGTCAGACTGATTCGTCTGTGTTCTTACTGCACCACACTAGTGAGGCAGAAGGCAGACCAGATACACCATCACCACGTAAAGCTATTCAAGGTAAGGTGTCACAGTTACCCGAGATGATTCTTAGCGTGGCTATTGACCATAACTCTGGAGAGTTTCGCGTGGCTTGTGTAAAGAATCGCTTTGCTAAGCATGATCCAAGTGGCCTTACTTACACCACACTTTATGCCGATGCAGCACGTATGACTTTGTATGAAAACAAACAAGGTAGTGTAGCTGCTGAGTACTGGAGGAATGTATCATGAGTAAGTACGTCAAGGTATTTACCAAGCGTTGCATACGATGTGAAGATCAAGGTGTGGTTACCGTATGGGAAGATGACTGGAAAAGATACCTTAATGGTGCGCTAGTTCAAGATGCGTTCCCTGATTTGATTGCACCTATACGTGAACAGATTGTGTCAGGGACACACCCAAAGTGTTGGGAAGAGTTGTTTACTGATGAAGTAATAACATGGGAAACAGGTAGACCACAAGGAGAGACGGAGAATAAGAATGACATCTGATAATGCTGATGTAACTTATGAAGAACTTAATAAACAGATTGCTGACTTACGTGCTGAACGTGGTATTCAAGATAATAAAATTAAAGATCTTGAAGCAAGGTTACAGTCATTTGGTGGTGAATCAATCGAGTGGCAACTTAAATATCAAAGGCTATTAGATAAATCATTTAATAGTATAAATGAAAGCAATAAAACTATTGCTAAACTTGTAGATAAAATAGATGGAAGTGGCGATAGATGGTAGATAAAGACGTATTAGAACAAGGTAAAATACTACAAGAGCTTATTGAGTTAGCGCAAACACCAGAACAAATTGAGTTTCTTTCCAACTGGAACGGAAACAACATTATTATAGACGCATCTAAAATGCAAGAAGCATTAAGATCACAGCGCGAACAAATTAAAAGACTTGAATACGATATGATAAAAGAAGAACAGATTTATCTTAAAGTAATTAGGTCAATCAGTAGTGGAGAAGAACGGTGGTAAGCAAGCAAGCGGCGGCTAAGCGTAAAGGAGCAGGGTTTGAAACATCGGTTCTTAAGTGGTTGCGAGATAGAGGTTTTAATGCAGAGCGTCTCAGACTCGCAGGAAAGCAAGATGAAGGAGACATCGTATGTTTTGTGTCAGGAGCACCTTACATACTTGAGCTTAAGGCTACTGCAAGGCTCGATTTACCTGCCTTCTGGCGTGAGGCTACAGTCGAAGCGGAGAATTACGCAAAAGCAAGAGGAATCACCCCGACTCCACCTGCGTACGTCATCGTCAAGCGCCGTCAGGCGAGCATTGAACAAGCTTGGGTTATTCAAACGCTAGAAAAATGGATTGATACTTTGTGATGACTAAAGATAAACCAGACTTGGGTGTTGCACTGGAATACTATGGTGCTAAGTTACCTGTTAAGTATGGTTATGCTTCAATGAAGTGTGTGTTGCATGATGATTCCCACGCTAGTGCAACAGTAAACCTAGAGAAACAAACATATTATTGTTTCGTTTGTCAGTTTAGTGGGGATGTATATGATGTGGTTAGGACTAAAGAGGGGATAAAAGAGTTTAAAGATGTTATCGCAAGAGCTGAAGAAATCACTAACGGAAACCGCGCAACGTTATCACAAGGCGCTGGACAGAGAGACAGTCTCTTACCTACAAGGTCGGGGAATAACAAAAGAAGCCGCCGTTACGTTCCTCCTAGGTACAGTTGATGTCCCCGCGCCAGGCCATGAGCATGCTATTGGTTGTCTTGCTATCCCCTATCGCACTCCTAGCGGTATTGTTGGGATTAAGTTTAGGCGTACTGATGGTGGCAGTCCGAAGTACATTTGGCCTACAGGTCAAAAGGTCGGGATGTTTAATGTCGTTGATCTTCATACTAACTCTCGCATTATTGCTATTTGTGAAGGGGAGTTAGACACCTTGATTATGTCTGCATTAGTTGGAGTACCAGCAGTAGGTGTAGCTGGCGTTAGCCAGTGGAAGCCACACTTTCCTAAAATGTTTGAAGGCTTTGATCGTGTAGTTATCTTTGCAGATAATGACATTAAAGAAGATGGACGTAACCCTGGTATGGAACTAGCCAAGCGCATTAAAGAAGATATAGACGATGCTGTGGTTATTCAGTTACCAGATAACAAAGATGTTAACCAAGTGTTTCTTGAAGAAGGTAAGGAATGGCTATATGAAAGGGCTATGGGATGAAAGAAAAATTAAAAGACTTTTGGTATTATTACAGTGAAGAAATATTAGTTTTCTTTGGCTTTATTTTAATTATCTTTTCAGTTATAGGTACAATAATTGGTTTAGCTGCATGGCAATCTGGTAACGTTATGAAGTACAACTGCAAGTTAGATCAGCGTCCAGATTTATACACAGTCATAATGATTGATGGTAGCACATACGCTTATGATCCAGATTATTTTTGTAATCATTTAAAAGAACAAATGAGTAAGCGATGAGTCTGTGGAAAAATTTAAAAGCTATAGAGAACAATAAAGTAATGCACTATACCCAGAAGTATTTACTTGACAAGATAAAAGACATGGAGTGGCAACACACTAAGTTAATGATGCCACTTATTAAACGTATCATTGTTGCCGAACATGCAGTAAAGAGAGTGCGTGAAATCCATAGTAATGAAAATGGATTTTGTGCAGAATGTTCACAGTACTTTCCTTTTGAATACCCTTGTGAAACTATTAAAGCCCTAGATGGTGAATAATAATGGAACCAATCAAAATTGAATCTAATAAAAATAATTCATTATGGTATGGAACAAACGGAGTAACTATCACTAACCCGTATTACCTAGCCCTAGATGGTGAGCAGTAATGGAAGATTGTAAACACGAAGATACTTGGTTTGATAGAAGTATTTGTTACTGCACTCCAAAGGGAACTATGCACGATGTTTGTAGTGATTGCGGTTACACACTAGATGACGATGGGTTTTGTTCGGATGGTGAGCAATGACAGTCATAGCAGGTGTAACTCATGGTGGCAAGGTATATATGGGTGGCGACAGGGGTATGTCAGACAAAGATTTTATTGGTTCAATCCTTACGCCAAAGGTACGTAAGATTGGTCCACTTATGATTGGTTACTCTGCATCGCAGGGTACTGG